CTTTGGTATGAGCCAGATGATGAACCTGGTTCGTATGATGCAACAAGGCGAAGTGACCAGCAGTGATGTGATCTACTTCGAAGACATGTTCCAACCAGGCTTTGAAAGTCTTGGCTATATCATTACACAAGTTCCTGCAGAACTACGCCCACGCATCTTTGTGCGCTGTCTAGCACAGGCCATTGATCCAGATGACTTTGTTCATGTATGGGGCATGGGCAAGTGGATGATGGACTATGAGCGCATGGTCAATGACATTGTCACAATCTCTGGTGGTGCTGTGCTGGCCACAAACGAAGAGATGGTCATGCACATGAAGGTAGCGGGTTGGACTGCTCCTGTCTACAACATTTCCGGACTTGCGTTTGGCAAGGCAGAAGTACGTGAGCGTGTGCCAGGTGAACTACGGCCGTTTGAAGACCGTCCTCGTCGAGTGGGCTTTGCCGCACGGTTTGACCAAGAGAAACAACCTGGCTTCTTCATGGACTTGATTGATATGTTCCACGAACAAGGTCCAGTGGGTGTAGAGTTCTGTATCTATTCTGGTGGTGAATTGCGTAGCAACAATCCTGATTACGTTGCTAGAGCCAGGGCTATGGAAGCAGAGGGCAAACTCAAAATCTACGACAACATCAGCAAGAACGAATACTATGCGCATCTTAACAATACTCGTGTTCTGTTTAATTGTGCGTTACAAGATTGGGTGTCTAATACAGTCAGTGAAGCCGATACATTGGGCTGTAATGTGTTATATCCTGCTTATCGCAGTTTCCCTGAAACTTTTGCTAACGACCCCAACCGGCTCTATATACCTTGGTCAATAGATGATGCATACCACAAGATGCAAAACTTGTTGCGAGCACCGCATCACAACCAGGGCTTGATTTCAGACTGGAACAACGGCACAGTTGATCGTGTTGTGGACATTATCACTGGTGCGGGCGAGCAGTGGCGGCGCAACGACAATAGATATCGTGATCACACTGCTGAAGCCAAGTATCATGTAGTAAAGGTTGAGTCATGAAAAAAACTATTGTTGTTACAGGTGCTGGTGGATACATCGGCGGGCAAACTGCGTTGATGTTGGCGGATTTAGGTCATCGGGTTGTGGGCATTGACAAAAACAAATGCCCCAAACGGCTGAAGTCAGTGTTTCATGACTACATTGAGAAAGACTTTGCACACAAAGATGCCTTGGTCAAATTGCTGATACACGAGCCTGCTGCCATCGTTCATTGTGCCGCTACCAGTTTGGTTGGCCCAAGTATCCGGCATCCTGGTCGTTACTTTGAAAACAATGTTGTAAACACCATTACATTGCTGGACCAGGTGCGTAGAAGCATGCCCAAGACCAGAGTTATTTTCAGTAGCAGTGCCGCAGTGTACGGCGAACCTATTATGACTCCGTGCCACGAAGTAGACCCGTGCGAACCCATATCACCTTATGGTGATAGCAAACTCATGGTAGAAAAGATTATAGCAGCATATCACACTGCCTACAACTTGGATTATGTGGCATTTCGTTACTTCAATGCCTGCGGTGCTGACAGTCAAGGCAGACACGGACAAACTGAAGATGCCACACATATATTTGCTCGTGTGCTAGGTGCCATTAGAGATGATGCAGAATTTACATTAAATGGTGTAGATTACCCCACACCTGATGGTACATGTGTGCGTGACTATGTGCATGTGGAAGATATTGCTCGAGCACACGTCATGGCCCTGGACAGTAAAATTCCTGCCGGTGTGTACAATTTGGGTTCCAACAACGGAACCAGCAATAGAGAAATCATTGCCGCGGCTGAACGCATAACTGGAAAGAAATTGAAAGTTGTCATGGGTGAGGCTAGACCTGGAGATCCTGCAGTGCTCACCGCCAGTGCTGCCAAATTTGGCCAGGTCGGAGAAGGATGGCGTCAATTTGAATTAGACCACATGATCCAACACGCCTGGAACTGGTATGTTCGAAAAGATCATTGAGTTCGAAACTCAATTAGCCCGGTTTACTGGGGCACCGTATGCTATAATGACCGACTGTTGTACCCATGCCATTGAATTGTGCATGCGGTATGACCGTGTGGAGTCTTGTGCATTTACTCCGTACACCTATTTGAGCATACCCATGCTCATGCACAAACTGGGCATCAAGTATCATTATGAAGTTGGTACTCCCCCACAGTGGATCGGTGAGTACCATTTTAGAAAAACCAGAATCTGGGACAGCGCCAGGCGTTTGGAACAAGGCATGTATCGACATGGTCAAATACAATGTCTAAGTTTCGGGCATGACAAACCATTGCCCATAGGACGTGGTGGTGCTATATTGTTGGATGACGAGACTGCATATCAAGCCATCTTGCGCATGCGATATGACGGGCGCGACCTAACTGTCAAACCATGGCCTGCACAACAACAGTTTCGTGTGGGCTATCACTACAAACCCACCGTTGAAGAAGCCAAACACGGACTGAAGTTATTGAAACGCTATGTCGGTGAATCTCCACGTGAGGTTGCGTATCCAGATTGCAGACAAATACGCATAGTTGAATGAGTTGCATAGTTCGTAATAGGCCAGGCATGTTGCGATATGGTGCGGCTCATTACATCACAGATCAAATGCATACCCCAGGTTACTGTGAACAACAGATTGCCAATGATTGTGAACGCAGTGGTATTAGTATTGAAGAGTTTGCCGACAGCAAAATTGTACTGTCTTTCTTGGATGAAGGGTTTGGCCCTGCAGAAATACAACCACTAACTGATGTACTATTGCGCACACATCCAGGCCGGTTCATGGTGTTGTTCAATGCATACGTAGAAGTTGATAGATTGCAATATCCAGCACAATGTTTCACTGCTTGGTTGATCAACCGCAGTGAATACCGACTAGATCAACTCAGGTACAATTTTGATATAGAACTTGATCGCAAGTTTTTGTGTTTGTTGCGCAGACCCACCCTGAACCGAGCAAGACTAGCACGTTTCCTATTAGACAACATAGGATTAGACACAGCAAGATTGAGTTTTGGCAGTGGCGCACAGGGCGGATTTGGACAGTATCAAGATGTGGTAGGCGTAGATTTACCATTGCTAGTAGATGGTGTACTAACAGATCGTGTGCAGGAATTTGATGTCTCCAACACACTGTTTCATCGCTGTTTGTTTAACATAGCAGCAGAAACCAGCAGTCAAACCGAAGCCAACTGGCGCAGTGTGTTTCTAACCGAAAAGACTTGGAAGTCCATAATGCAACGTCAAATACCCATATGGTATGGTGTACCCGGTTTGGTCAACCAGGTTAGGACATTGGGCTTTGATGTATTTGATGACATTGTGGATCATGGGTACGATGCTGTGTCAGATGAAACTCAAAGACACCAAGCAGTGTTTGACCAGATCAATCAACTCAATCGACAGTACAGTTTGGCAGATTGTCAAGCACTGCGGCAACAACTGAGACCTAGATTGGAATCCAACTTTGAGCGACTTCTCACATACTTTCGAACAAATAGGCGTCAAGTTTCTAATGCTATCTTGGAGTTTGATTATTCAACCACTTGACTACAAGATCTAAATAGTGTACAATTAACCATTGGAGCAATAATGCAAGAAAAGAATTTATCACAAGTACTTAGAGAACAAATGAAGGCCCGAGGTCAACGATTTTGGGCTGGCGATAACATCAGCGATTACATGAGTGATGCTATCAAAGAAAAACTCATTGATGAAGCCACTGTGGCATTTGAAAGTGTGCTAGACGCCTTGTTGATTGACAGGGAAACTGATCCCAATTCAAAGGGCACAGCAAGACGTCTTGCTAAAATGTACTACAACGAAATAATGGCAGGTAGATATGAACCAGCACCAGACGCCACAGCGTTTCCCAACGACAGCACAGACCGATATGAAGGCATGCTCGTTGTTCGTAGTGAACTTCGTAGTATGTGCAGTCATCATCATCAGCCTGTATCCGGTGTGGCCTATATCGGAATCATTGCTGCCAACAAACTCATTGGACTGTCCAAATACACCCGTATCGCCCAATGGTGTAGTCGCAGAGGTACCTTACAAGAAGAACTGTGTATTGACATAGCCAACGAGATCATGGCAGCAACTGGATCAAAGGATGTGGGTGTTTACATTCAAGCGGTGCATGGCTGCTGTGAGAATCGCGGCATCATGGCACACAGCAGTCTAACACAGACCACTGTGTTGCGCGGTGCGTTCAAAGAAGATGACAGTGTGAAGAAAGAGTTCATGGACAATATCAAATTACAACAGGAGTTTGCAACAAGATGACCATAATCACAAACATCACAGGAGAAATTCGACTGCCTTGGGAACCAGGGCTGTTGGAGTGGTTGCAGGAACACTATCCTGCTAGCCAATATAGAGTGGTAGAATTAACTTAAGGAGAGAAAGCATGGCAAAGAAACTAAACAAACTGGACAAAGTAAACGAATCAATCACAGTGAACCGTTATGACAACGGCTTCATGGTTGAAGTGGGTGGACGAGACAAAGAAAACGATTGGAAAACTGCCAAGGTTCTTTGTGCCACAGAAGCAGAAATGCTTGATGTAGTCAAAGAGTGGAACTCAATGGAACTTGACTCTTAAGGAACTGCCATGGCTGTCTGGGAACTATCAACTGAATACAAAAAGAACGCTATTGAAGTACAACTGTGGTACAAAGATGGCGTCACTATCAAACGCATCGAAGGCTATCGCTGGGGCACATTCTATTGCGAAAGCGATGAACGTCCTGACATTGATCTGCGCAACGAAGGCGACGGCTACGAATTGGCCGACTACGATTGGGAACTAGACAGCCTAGATGATGGTTGCTGGGCTGACTGGGAGTTTCCTGACAGCATGAGTGAAGAAGAACGCACCAAGATCGAAGAAGCCTGGGACAACGAGTGGTACGAAGGCATGGAAGCCCTGGGTTGGAGCAACGACGACACTGAATACTGGTTCCAAGGCCCACTAAAGTTGGTGAACAAGGACACAGGAGAAGAGTTTTCAGCGTTGGATGAAAATTTTAACATCATCCCCGAACCGGAGTGGGATCCTGCAGCCGAACTTGACAAGATTGAACCTCCACTGACTGAATGGTTTCCTTCAGATGTTGCGCCTGTTCGCGAAGGCCGTTATCAAATCAACGACAACAAAAATCCACAATGGCCATTTCCAACTTATGCAGACTGGGATGGGCAAAAGTGGAGTGAGGACAGCATTGAAAAATGGCGCGGCCTGGCCGAAAACCCTGACAAATGAGTGTATGGACTGATTGGGATCCACTGGAAGAAGTTGTAGTAGGCGACTGCTATGCTCCTGGTGATCTTGATTGGTTGGTGGATCCTGCTTTACAGCAATCATTCAACACTGTGCTTGCCGAAACCAAACAAGACCTAGATAATTTAGCAGGATTGTTGCAAACACTGGGTGTGCAAGTGCATCGTCCTAAGATACACAAACATCAGCACAGTGTCGAATTGCCCGGGTTTTCGGTTGCATGCCCTACTGCACCTTTGGTACCCAGAGATCAATATCTAGTGTACGGAGATACTGTGTATCAAACGTATACCAGTATGACAGACAGATACGTTGACAGTGTCAGTTATTATGACATCTTTAGACGACTGTTTGATCAAGGACATAATTGGATCAGTCAACCGCCACCCAATCTCAGGAACTTGCCTCCAGAGAAGAACTGGGGCAAACAAGGATCGTTGATTTACAATCACTTGTACCACAATCAATTGTTGTGGCACACTGCTACCATGTTCAAGTGTGGTGATCGACTGATTACCAACACCACAGGCCCAGGCAGTCAATCTGGACTGGAATGGATGCGTAGGAATCTGCCACTTGATACTGTGCTAGAAAATATCAATACTACCATGCGCAACTGGGGACATATTGATCATGGGTTCTTCATGATTGATGACCACACAGTGATTTGCGTTGACCGTGGATTTGTTCCAGAATGTTTGCGCGATAAACAAACGCATGAGATACATCAGTATCTGCCCAAAGAGTCTGTTGACCCTGCTACGCCGTTGGATCGGCTGCTTGATCCTGGCAAGGGCTACGAACAAGTTGTAGCATTTGACACCAACGTGTTGGTAGTTGATTCGCACAATGTTGTTTTTGACAGCAACATGCCCGAACTGTTTGAGTTCTTGGCCACATTGAATGTAAAATGTCATGTGGCTCAACTGAGACACAGAAAATTTTGGGCGTCAGGAATTCATTGTTCAACCTTGGATATTCGACGCCGTGGTACCAAAAGAAAGATTATCAATGAAGTACGAAACATTAGATGAGGCACAAGCCGCAGGAGTAGCACCCTGGGACTTGGAAGTCGATCGACTCAGTGACTTTCATGTTGCTGTTTTCCAAGACCGATATCCTGTTGCGCAAGGACACTTGTTGTTTGTGCCACAATACAACACAGATGCAGTGATCTCGGATTGTTTTGAAACAGCCATGCGTGAAGGTCGCAGAATGGTTGATGCTGGAGAATGTGATGCGTTTAACATAGGCATCAACATGGGCACAGCCGCTGGTCAAACAGTGATGTATCCACATGTGCATCTCATCCCCAGACGATCAGGTGACTGTGCTGATCCTGTGGGTGGTGTACGTGGTGTGATTTCAGGTCAGGCCAACTACAAAGCCACAGGCTATCAACAGCCAGCATAAGTATTTCTTTAAGCGGCCTTTGAGCATCATCCCGCTATACAAATTCTGCTGCCTATGCTAAAATTAACATAGGAGAAAAAGCATGTCACAAGATCAAAATCAAGTAGGTCACCGTTGGATGTCAGCAAGACAATACAAATATACCAGTACCAAAGAATACCACGATGCATTTCCATGTGCGTATAGACAGTGGAAAGCCGATAGCCACTGCAACTTGATACATGGCTATAGCTTCAGTATGAAGTTTTACTTTGGTACAGACAACTTGGATGCTCGTAATTGGGCCGCTGACTATGGTGGCCTCAAAGAACTCAAAGGTGTACTGGAAAGTCAATTTGACCACACATTGCTGGTGTCAGAAGACGATCCTGAACTGGAACTGTACCTGGAAATGCAACGCAGAAACATTGCCAAACTAACTATATTGCCCCGACTAGGATGTGAAGGACTGGCTGACCAACTGTACAAGTATGTCAACGGTGTGTATATTCCTGACATGTGGGGTGCTGGAGAAGCAGAACGTCTTTGGTGTTATCGCGTAGAGGTACGTGAAACACAAAGCAACATGGCATTTAGAGAAGGCCATAGAGAATGGAATGAGGATTTATTTGCATGACCCCCGAGTATGATATTGCTATGTTGTTGGCCACCCGAGGCCGCACCGAAAGCCTGGGCCGCAGTGTTCGCAGTCTGATCAAACTAGCCAATCATCCAGACCGACTACAGTTGATGTTTGCGTTTGACAATGATGATGTGGCAGGCACTGAGTATTTCAAGACGGAACTACAGCCGTGGTTGGATGAACAGGATCTCAGTTATACTGCCATGCAGTTTGAACGGCAAGGCTATCATAGACTGCATATCTACAACAACAAACTGGCTGAACAAACTGATGCTCGCTGGCTGATGATCTGGAACGATGATGCTGTTATGGAAACACAAGGCTGGGACACAGAGATCATGCGGCGCGAAGGTGAGTTCAAACTGCTGGCGTTCCACACTCACTTGGATCACCCCTACAGCATCTTTCCCATACTGCCACGCAAGTGGTATGAGTTGTTGGGCTACATTAGCCCACACAGTGTACAAGATGGCTGGTTAAGTCAACAGGCTTACATGTTGGATATCTGGGAACGCATACCTGTGTGGGTGTTGCATGATCGTGCTGACATCACTGGCAACAACAATGACGCCACGTTTAAAGAACGTGCATCACTGGAGGGTCGTCCATTTGACGAAGCAGATTTCCACAGTCGGACACAGATTGAATTACGCCATCGAGATTGTGCCAAGTTGGCCACGCACATGCGAGACAATGGAATCAGTATTGAGTTTTTTGAAAACATATTTAAAGGCACACAAGACCCTTGGGAGAAGTTCGCCAAAAATGATGTTAACAAGCAAATGGTACAATTTGACAATCCACACCGGCACTTTGCCAAATGATTAAATACTAGATGACATATAAACTAGCCTTTGTTCAGCCCAACTTTCAACAAGGGCCAAAAGAATTCAACGCATATTACCTGCCATACTCAGCAGGTGTGGTATGGAGTTACAGTCTAGCAGATCCTCGCATACGTGAACGTTTTGAAGTTACCGATTGGATATGGCGCAGAGATGCTGTGGAGCCTTTAGCACAACGACTGGCCAAGAACGAAATTGTAACATTCAGCACTTATGTGTGGAATCATCGTTACAACTACGCCCTGGCCCGACGGATCAAAGAAATCAATCCGTCAGTGTTGACCATATTTGGTGGACCAGAAGTGGCCATAACTGATCCAGATTTGTTTGTCAAAGAACCATTTATAGATCTTGTGATTTGTTATGAAGGTGAGATAACTTTCAAACGTGTGCTGGAACATTTTGAAATTCAAGACTGGGAAACTGTGCCAGGTCTGTTGATCAATAGAAATGGCCAAGCAGTAAAAACACAAGATGCTGAACGCATTGAGTCATTAGAAGAAGTAGCCAGTCCTTATTTGTCAGGTATCTTTGACAAAATGATCGAGGACTATCCTGAAGTCACATGGCAAGGCACATTGGAAACCAATCGTGGATGTCCGTTTGCTTGTACATTCTGTGACTGGGGCAGCCTAACATACAACAAGGTCAAGAAGTTTGAACTTGAACGTGTGTTTGATGAACTGGAGTGGATGGCCAAACGCAACTTTGACTGGATCTCAATCACTGACGCCAACTTTGGCATGTTTCCCGAGCGTGATGGCATGATTGCAGACAAGATCATTGAGATGCAAGAAAAGTATGGTTCGCCAAGAACATTCAGTGTAGCATGGGCCAAGAATCAAAAGAAAGAAGTTATTGACATTGTGAAGAAACTGCTGGATGCACGTGGTTTCAATCAAGGACTTACACTCAGCGTACAAAGTTTAGACTTGGATGTGTTGGAAAATATTCGCCGTAAGAACATGGAAATGAACAAACTCAACGAAGTGTTTGAGTTATGCGACCAACGCAACATTCCTGCATACACAGAATTGATCCTGGGCTTGCCTGGTGAGACCTTGGAAACATGGAAGAAGAACTTCTATGCCCTGTATGACTTGAATCAGCACACAGGCATTACTGTGTTCCAAGCACAGTTGTTGGAAAATGCTGAAATGAATCTGTTGCAGAAAAAACTGTTCAAGATCACCAGCCAACCTGTTACAGATTACTTTGCTGGCAGTTACAGTGTGGAACACATTGAAGAAAGTATTGACGTTATCACTGGTACCAAGGACATGCCCACACCTGTAATGCTGGATGCGCAGATTTTTTCATGGTTCCAAACCACATTCCATATCAATGGCTTTGCTACTATTGTGGCACGATTCATCAACAAGTACTTGGGCATCAGTTACAACGACTACTACGAAGATTTGTTTGCATACGCAATGACCAATGAGTGGTTGATAAAAGAAGAAGCCGACACACGACAATACTTTGCCAACTGGATGAACACCGGTAAAATCAACCATCCCAAGATTGGTGTAGAAATACACGGTTGGAATATCATTCACAGAACAAGTATGAACATGCACCAGGAAGACCGTGTGGAT